GGCTTGGCCACGCGATACGACAAACGCGCCGACAACTTCCTCGCCGCTGCCAAACTCTTCTCAACTCGCCTATGGATCGCAGCTAATGAGTCCACGGCCTAGCAGGATCTGGCCGGCATCGTCGGTGTCGAGACCGAGCTGGATGGTCATCGTGCCCTGGTTGAAGCTGCCCTTCTTCTTGACGACGCCGCGGCTGCCGACCGGGTTGAAGGTGACGAGATTGTATTCGCGGCCGAACTCACCGAGGTCGGACACCTCGCCGACCAGCGTCATGGTCAGCGCATTGTAGCCGGTGGGATCGAAGGTCGCAGGGGTGGAAGCCGACACCTTCAACGTGGTGCCGGCGGAAGTCCGAACGGTCATGGCAGTGGTTCCTTATTGAAGGTGAGGCCTCAACGCGCCTCGTTGAATGAGACGCGGAAATCTTGGCTTTGCATGTGGATGCCGGTCTCCTCGTCGAGGAAATCAGGCCCGGCGGAGTCAGTGTGGACGGTGACGTCGGTGAGCCCTTCGACTACGGGCATGCTGTCGGCTGCGGCATTGCGGACAGCCGCGAGAATGGCCTTGGCGGCCGGATAGCTGGCGGCGAGCACCGTCACCTGCACGCGTTCGGTCACCCTGCGTTTCGGGCCCGGAGCGGGAATATTCCGGTCGGTGCTGCTGACCGACATGAGCGAGATCGCCGGGAGCGAGGTGCACTGCGCCAGCATTCCAGCGACAATCCGCACTGCGGGCACAAGCGCCGTCACTCCGGTGTCAGCCACCAGGAGCGAACGGACCGCAATCACCCCGTTCATTCGTCATCGACCTCAAGCGCAGGTGCCTTAAGGTTCCCGATCTGGACCCGGTGGGCGATGTAGGCCCCCATGGCGTTGACGGCTTCCTCGGCCTTCTGGTCCAGCGCCGGGCGCAGGAACGGCTTGGCCGCATGGCCGGGATGCATGATGACTGGACCGACGAAGTTCTCGCCAATCTTCAGGCTGCCGCGCTTCTCCATCTTGTTGATCGTGCCGATGCTGACCTTGCGGGGGCCCCGCCGGGTGTTGCGCACGGGCTTGTCGGCCTCGGCGACCGAGATCAGGTGCGGGGCGACGCCGTATTCGATGAACAGGCCGAGATAGGAGCCGGATCCGCGCAGCTTGACGTAGGAACTGAGCCGGCTGCCGGCGGTGCGCGTGCCAATGCCGATCGCCTTCTTGAGCTGACCAGTGCGGACCGGGACATTTGCCTTGGCCTGCTGCTGTATGACCTTGGCCCCGGCGCGCAGGCCGCCGCGGATGACGTTGCGCTCGAGGTTCTTGGGCAGTTCGTCGAGCAGGCGCAGCAGTTCAGGGCCGCCCTTGAGCCGGATCGTCATGGCGCGGCTCCTTCGCTGCTGTGCTGCTCGACAATGAGTTCGATGCCTTCGCGGCGGCCCAGTTCTGCGGGCCCCGACACGATCTGCAGGACGCGATTGCCGATGATCACCCGCATGTCCGGGGTGACCCCGGCGAGATGGCGCATCCGGATCCGCGCAGGCCGGTTGGCGATGACAATGCTGTCGGCCAGACGCTCGGCTCGGCTCGGCAGGACGTCCTGCACTTCGGCCCACACGCAAGCGAACTCGGTCCAGGTGACGGTTTCGGTCCCGTAGAGGGGATCAGGGGTGACGATTTTGCGCTCGATCCGGATCCGGGTGTCGAGCCTGGATGCTAGACCCATCGCGCGGCCAGCTGATTGACGAGGGTATCAAAGGCGAGACAGGTCGCCCCCTCGCGGTTCTCGAACAGGGATGCGGTCTTCACGAGGATCGCAGCCCGGGCGATGGCGAGGTCCGGGTGTCCCTCGGCAAATCCGGCCGACAGGGTGATGGTGATCTGACCGTCGGGTGCCAGCGTGGGCCATGATTTGCCGGCAGCTGGCCGGATCCGCATGAACCCATGGCGTGCCCGAGCGACATAGTCGGCCTCGGGCAAGGTGACCGTGGTTCCGCTGGTGGCAGTGTAGGTGATGGCCGCAATCGTCACCGGTCGGACCGGCACGGTGATTTCATCGGGCCATGAATCGAGCACCATGGCCAGTGTCTGCGGACACAGCCGCAGATCGGCGAGCCGTTCGAGCTCGGCCTGGGCCGCATCGAGGTGGACGGCCAGCAGCATGTCCTCGTCATGGGCATCAAGCCGCAGCTGCTGGCTTGCTTCCTCGAGCGTCACGGCACGGTCCTGGGGTGGCTCGATCGTGACGACCTCGGACATTATTCCGCCTTGGTGCGGTGCGTGGAGCCCGATTTGCGTGTGACCGCAGGTGCCGGTTCGGCATTACCGACCTCAACTGCCAGACCGCGTTCGATCAGCTGGCGGCCGAAATGATCGTCGAGCTCGAAACTCTGGCCGGCAAGGATGTTGTTGGAACTGACCGAACTGATGTGCAGGGTATCAAGGGCTTTGAGGATCATGGATCATCCCTTCCGGTGGGTGACAGGGGCCGGAACGAGCCGGCCCCTGCATCATCACGCAGCCGTTGCCGCGGTGGCAGCAGCAGCGAAGTCGCCCTTCACGAAAGCCTCCGGGCGGTAGACCGCGAGCGCAAGGCGCTCTTCGGCCAGGACCGTCACCAGGTTCTTGCGGAAGTTCTGGTCGTCCTCGGTCGAGATCTCGACCATGGCGTCCATGCGGTCGAAGATCTGCGCACCGAGCTGGAAGGCGCCGGTCAGGAACTTGCCCGTCGCCATCGACTGCGTTGCCACCACTGGCTGCCCCCACAGCGTCGGCGACAGGTTGCCCTGCGGATTGCCGATGATGAACTGGCCGGTGGTGTCCTTGAGCAGTTCGATCGCAGCCCAGTCCGACGGGTGCAGCACGACGCCCGTCGACATCAACTCGGAAAGCGCCGTCTGCAACATGGCGAGGCGCAGGACATCGATGCGGGTGACAGGCGCCGGGATCGTGATCGGCGGCGCAAAGGCGGTCGCCTGGGTGTAAACGCCATGCAGGTCGGTGCCTGTGCCACCGCCGTTGAGCAGCTGGTTCTCTTCAACGAGCGCCAGCCCATAGGTCAGGCGGCCGTCGATGTAGGACTGCAGCATCGGCACGTCGTCGAGGATCTGGCGGGTCGCCAGCACCCAGTGGGCGATCGTGGTGACGCTGCTGGTCACGACATCGAACTTGATGTCGGACTGCGGCTTGGTGGCGCCGACCGTTTCCGAAACGGTGGCCGCCGCATTGGTGAAGCCGGTTTCCTTCACATACTGGACGGCGTTGCTGTTGGTGCGGCCCGGGGTCAGGAGGTCGCGCACCGTCAGGCGCCGCTGGCCAGGAGTGATGATCCCCGGCTGACGATCGGGCACGATGAGGTCGCCGGCCGAGCCGTTGGCATCGGTCGTAAGAGCAGAGACGATCGCCTTGACCTCGACGCTGGCGCGGCCGCGGGCGGTCTTGCTGTTCAGGAACGGCTTGATGGAGTCGGACGAAACGACGCGTTCACCGATGGTCCGATAATCGGAGCGTTCGTCGTCCTGCTTCCTGCGCGCGAGCTTCTGCTCGACCTCGTCGAGGCGGGCCTTGGCTTCATTGAGCGCGGTCAGCGCCTCGTCGGCCATCTGCTTGGTCGCGGCCGAGAGCTCTTCACCCCTGGCGGCCTTGCCCAGCGCCTCCTCGGCGATGGCTTTTACCTGGTCATGGCGCGTGTCGAACGCAGCCTTCACTTCTTGCGCCAGCTGATCGGCGCTCTTGGTCTCGGTCATGGAATTGCTCCGCAGGAGGTGGGGTCAGCCGCGGATGTGCGCGGCGAGAGCCGACAGAAAGTCGGTGGCGGTCTCACTGCCGGACTCACTCCGGAGCAGCGATTTGAGGCCTTTGCCCGCGATTGCGGTGGCCTGGCTTTTCGAGAACCCTGCCTCGCGCAGGAAATTCTCAAAATCGGGAAGCGACGGCAGGATCTGCCCATCGGTCACGGTCTTGACCGCCGTCACCTTTGCCTCGGTGTTCATCGGCATGGTGACGAGGCTGATTTCGCGAAGATCGATCTTCTTGAGGCGCAAGACTCCGGCCTTGTAGGGATCAGGAGCCGCACCGCCCTTGGGGATGGTGTAACCGATCGAGAGGCCGCCAAGTGCGCCATGCTTCAACTTGCCATAGGCGCGCTGGGCAACCGGATCGCCGTCGAGGATCAGCTGCCCGCGCACGAACAGGCCGCGGTCATCTTCGAAGATATCGCGCCAGACGCCGATCGGTTCGCGCTGGTCGTGCTGCCAGAGCATCGGGATGCCCCAGCCTTCGGCGCGGGCCTTGGCGACGCTCTCCCGGAAAGCGCCCGGTTCGATGAGATCGCCGCCCTGGTCAACATTGCCGAAGGTCGAGGCGTAGCCCTCGAACTGCCCGGTGTCCTGAAGGTCACTGGATTTGAGGGTCAGGGTGAGATGTTTCATTTAGGGGGCTCCGATGGGGCATTCGCTCCGGTAGGGGGCAGGATTCCGGCAGGAGCACCGGCCTGCGTGATGGGCACGTTTTGCATCTGCATGCGGGGGAAATCGCCGCCCTCGACGGGCGGCAGATTTTCAAGCGCGCGGACCTCGTTGATGGTCATTACGCCATTGGTCAGCATCTGCTGGTAGAAGGAGGCGCGTGCCGCGCTGTCACCGCGCAGCAGCCCTTCGAGGTTAAACTCGATAACAAGCCCCGCCTGCCGATCGGCGGGAGACAGCAACTGCTTGGCCAGCGCCTGTTCGATACGTTTGAGGCGCCGGCGCAGCGTGAACTTCTGGAACCCCAGCGTCTGCTGTTCGAGCCCGGTGCCCCAGCTGGTGGTCTTCTCGGTGTGGCCGACCATGAAGGGCGGCACGCCAAAGAAGCGGCAGACCTCTTCGACCGAGAAGGCCCGGCTTTGCAGCATTTGCGCGTCTTCCGGGCTGATCGAGAGCTGGACCCAGTCCATGCCCCGGTCGAGCAGCATCGGCCGCCCGGCATTGATCGCGCCGGCAAACTTTTCCTGCAGCAATTCCTCGGCCTGCTTACGCTGGTCGAGGGTCAGGCTGTCGGCGGTCTTCAGCAGCCCCGAGGGCCGGACCCCGTTTCGGAAGGTGTCGCCCGAGGCCCGCTCGATGGCTTGCGCCAATCCGAAGGTCTGGCGTCCGAAGCTGAGGGTCGAAAGACCGCCCAGCGGGTTGCCGCCAAAGCCCCGGATGTGGAGCATGTTGTCTTGGGGTGCGACATTGCGAATGCCGCCATCGGACCACTCATATTCGAGGCTGCCGTCGCGCAGACGGCGCACCGTCATCAGCTCAGGCGCGATAGGCACGCTCAGCGCCACTACCCGGCCATTGCTGCCCCGGGTGATCTCGGCATAGGCATTGCCATTGAGTTCAATCGAGGCGCAGATGAACTCCCAGAAGTCGACCGCGGTCTGGTCAGCGTTCGGGCTGTCATGCAGGATCCGGTAGAGCGGATGGTCGTCCGCAACGGTGCGGGCACCATTCCGAGTGCGATAAACAACCAGCGGCAGCGAGGCGATCGTGCCGGCCAGCAGGTTGACGCAGGCCCAGGCCGAGGCAAGCCCCAGCACGGAACTGGTCGAAACTACCTCACCGGTCGTGGTCGTGCGCCCGCCTGCGGCTTGCAGCAGCCGCGGGTCGGTGAGGCCAATGGAGCGCGCGAGGTAGCCGATCGCCTTTTGCAGCAGGTTCATGATGCCAGGCTCTTCAGCCAGTCGTCGATGGTGCCGGAGGTGTCGCCTGCCATCGCTGCCCCTACTGCCATGCACAGCGCGACGGCTGCGTCGATCTTGTTGATGGCTCGCTGCTTGGAGAGCCACTTATTGTCCCAGCGGTCGGTCTCGGTGACCGCCGACATCATTGCCGAGATGAGGACCGGATTGCGTCTGAGCCGGATGCGGCCCTCGAGGATCATCTCCTCGAGGTGCCGGAGCGAGCCCGGCATCCAGAGGCCCTCGGTCATGTCGCCCACAGGCTTGGCCCGCTTGGTGCCGCCCTGCGGGTGTTCAACAAAGGCGAGGTCCAGCCCGAGTTCGGCGACCTCTTCCTCGAACCGCCGGAACGCATAACGGTCATAGGCCACGGCCTCGATCCGGAAATCCGAGGCCATCTCGGCGAGCGCCTGCGCCACATGGCGAAAGCTGATGTTCTCGCCGGCCGGTGCGTTCAGAAATCCGTCCGCGACCCAGAGGTCGTAGGGCTGCTTGTCCCGCAGTACGCGTGCGGCAAGCGTATCTCCCGGCGTCCAGACTTCGACCCACGCGTCAAAGCAGGGCTTGCCGTCCTTCTCGCCATTGCGCTGGACCGCAGCCAGAGCGGTCAAATCCCGGTTCTGGCTGAGGTCGAGCCCAAGCCAGATGGAACCACCGGCCTTGGGTTCGAACTCTGCGAGCAACGGTTCCAGCGTCGAGCGCGCCATCCAGGCGGTTTCGGCATCGGTCCACACACAGAAGTGAAGCCGCAGGATCCCGTTCAATTGTCCCGGGATGGCTTTGGCCTGCGCCACCACTTCCGAGAGATATTGCTCGGTGATCGTGACGCCGAGCAGTGGGTTCGCCTTGATCCAGCAGCCGGGGTCGGTCAGCGGGTCGTCGCCCTCGTCGAGGGCGCAAACATAGCTGAATGTCGTGTCGTCGAGGACCTGGCCCAAGAAGGTCGGGTCGGTCACCGCATCGGGATTGCCAGCCGCCACCCGGATCGCGTGTTCGTGTTCCTCCCATGCGACCGAATTGCGGTCGGAGCCCGAATTGGTGATCATGAACAGCAGCGGTTCGCGGCGGAACTTGAAGCCGCGCTCCAGCATCTCGATGATCGAGCGATCGGGTAGCTCGTGAACCTCGTCCACCAGCACGAAGTATGGCCGAGGGCCCGAGCCGGTCTTGCCGGTATCGCGCGAGACCGGGCGGAAGAAGCTGCCGCTCGACAGATGCGCGATGTTGAACTCGCGCCCCGGCCCGCCGGAGAACTCCAGTCGCCGCGCCAGCGCCGGCGATTGCCGGACCATCCGCACCGCGTCGCGGAACAGGATGTTGGCCTGCTCCTTCTTGGCGGCTGCCGCATAGATCTGGGCGCCAGCTTCCTTGCAGGCGGTCATCCCGTAAATGCCGATGCCGCCCGCGACCGGTGACTTTCCGTTGCCTTTGCCCTGTTCGATGTAGGCGCGCCGGAACCGGCGGCGGCCGTCCTTGCGCTTCCATCCGAACAGCGAGCCGACGATGAAGGCCTGGCTCGGCTCCAGCCGGAAGGGCTCACCCTCGAACTGGCCTTCGGAAAGCTTCAGTATCTCCTCGAAAAAGGCGAAGGCGTGGTTTGCGGCCTCGTGGTCGAACCAGATCCCGTCCTTGCGCTTCAGATCCGCAATGTGCCGTTTGCAGGCATTGCGCACATGTGGTCCCGCGACGATCTCGCCTGCAACAACAGCCTTGGCATAGGCCAGTGTCCGGTCAGGCGAAGAAGCGGTCGGCGGGGTCCGTGCCTTCTTCTGGCGGCTGGGCCGCGATCCTGCTCCTGGCACTCGGCGTCATCCCGAATTCTGCGGCGTAACGCATCATGTCCGCCGCCGCCTTGTTGGCGGTGCCGACCAGCGGGTTCTGGATCGCGTTGCCGTTCGATGTCTTGATCATGAGGCCGCCAGTCAGCTGGTCCTTCTCGGCCATCTTCGCGATCGCGCGTTCGGCCTGGACCCAGCGGCCATAGGCCATGGCGTAAGCGGCGAGCGCTGCCCGATCGATCTCGGAGAGGATCCCGAGGTTGTAGAGCTCGGTCGCCACCCGGTTCCATTCCTCAACCGCGTCTGTATTGAGATGGGCTGGCGGTGCCGGGATGGCTGCTTTGGCCTTTGCCTCCTTGCGGTTGACCTGCCGTTTGCCGGGGTTGGAGGTCACAAGCTTCAGCTGCGTGGGCTTCGGCTTTCTGCCGGTAATCATGCAGCCTCAGCTATTCTCCCGCCTGCAATCTCGTCAAAGGTCCGGCCGTCACCCTCGAGGGTCGCAGCTTTGCCCGTAAAATCCTGCCAGCGCTTCACGGCAACATCGATGTAAGCGGGATTCAGCTCGATGGCGTGGACAACGCGGCCGGTCATCTCACCAGCAATGATGGTAGTGCCCGAACCAGAAAACGGCTCATAGACCGCTTGTCCCGGGCTGGAATTATTCTCGATCGGGCGCTTCATGCACTCGACTGGCTTTTGCGTTCCGTGACCCGTCTCGTTCTTCTTGGGCTTGGCGATATGCCAGACGGTGGTCTGCTTGCGGTCACCGGCCCAGTGACCCTTCGCGCCCTTCTTCACGGCATACCAGCAGGGCTCATGCTCCCAATGGTAGTCGCCGCGCGAGAGCACGAGCTGGCCCTTGTCCCAGATGATCTGGGAGCGGAGCAGAAGGTCGCAGGCAGCGAGGCTTTCGCCGACCACACCAGCATAAAGACCGGCGTGCCAGACATAGGCGACGTCGCCCGGGAACAGCGCCCATGCTTCGCGCCAGTCGGCCTTGTCGTCGTTCAGCACCTTGCCCTTGGCAGTGCCGGAAGCGGCAACGCCCGCCTTTTCGCGCCAGGCGGGATCATATTCCACGCCGTAGGGCGGATCGGTGACCATCAGGTGGGGTGAGACGCCGTTCAGGGCCTTGGCCACTGTGTCGGCATCGGTGCTGTCGCCGCAGACCAGCCGGTGCTTTCCCAGCAGCCAAACGTCGCCGGGCTTGGCGACCGGATCAATCGGCGCTTCCGGGATTTCGTCCGGGTCGGTGTTACCTTCGGTCTTTTCGGCCAGCAGCTTCGAGAGCTCCTCATCCGAGAACCCGGTCAGCATCAGGTCGAAGTCGAAGCCCTGCAGATCGCCGAGTTCAACGGCCAGCAGTTCGAGATCCCAGCCGGCGTTCAGCGCCAGCTTGTTATCGGCGATGACATAGGCCTTCTTTTGGGCCTCGCTCCAGCCCTTGGCGACCATGGTCGGGATCTGGGTCAGGCCCAGCTTGCGGGCAGCCGCCAAACGTCCGTGCCCCGCCAGAAGTCCACCGTCCTCATCAACGAGGATCGGGTTGGTCCAGCCCCACTCGCGGATCGAGGCTGCGATCTGCGCGACCTGTTCGTCCGAGTGCGTGCGGGAGTTGCGCGCATAGGGCGTGATCTTCTCTATCGGCCAGAGCTCGCTGCTCTGGGCCGGCCAGTTCTGATCCATAGATGTCCTTGAAACGGGTTCGGCCGCAGGAGCCCGTAAGGGCTTGCGGCACTTGTTTGCGATGTTGGAAAGCCGCTATGGGCGTTGGAGGCGGGGCCTGTAGCTCAGTTGGTTAGAGCTGGCCGCTCATAACGGCTAGGTCGCGGGTTCAAGTCCTGCCGGGCCCACCAATCAAATAAGTTCGAGCTCGCTCAGCACCTTCGCTGCGTCGAGCAACTGGTCGGTCTGGACCGTGATCTCGATCGTCATGCTGTCTGCGGTCGCGCTGGCGTAAACGCCGCCCTCGTAGAGTTCCTGTTCGATCGTCTCGATCACCGCGATGATCCGGCTGCGGTCGAAGTTCTCGGGCAGCGTGCGGATCGCAAGGCGGATGGTGCTGGTGATGCCCGCGCTCATTCTGCGTCTGCCATGATCTCGTAAAGGCCGACAAAGCCGGTCAGGTAAGGCAGGCCCTTTGGCATGCCATGTTCCCGCGCAGTGTTGCGGTCGATCTTCCAGCCCATCCAGCGGGTGATGGCGGCGTCGATGGCTCTTTCAAGGCCAAGCCCGGTGTGAATGCCGTTGTGCACATCGTCGGCGAAGTGTCGACCGTGGCGGCTGTCGAGGAAATCCCGCACCCCTTCCGCGCTGCCCACCGTGACCTTGGTAATCGCCGGGAAGGCAATGGCCCAGGCTGCATCCGCATCGGCGAATGCGCTGCTGGTGCCGTAGAAGCCCCAGGCTTGGTTGGCAGTTGGCAGGGTCGAGTTGGTCATCTGCATCGCTCCGTGCTCGTGAAGCGACTACCGCTCTTATCGCGGCGACTATCCAGTCAATTCGATGGAAAAAATCGACTTTATGGGATCTGACCCCCGGTCCGAGTTTCGCGGTTGCGTAAAGTTTGGGCCAAGCGCGGTGTCCGCCGCCGAGGGCCCAGACTTTCGAGCCGCCCCCCGGCCTGGTCAGCCGATCGGCCACCCGTCGGGGTCCACGGAAACCGTCCTGCGTCGGCCGAATTGTTCGGCAGTCCGCTTGGCATGGCACTCGGCGCAGAGGCAGCGGATGTTGCTGTCTTCGTCCGATCCGCCATGGGCTAGCGGCACAATGTGGTCAGGTACGGCCGCCTCGCGGACAATCCCGGCGGAGGCACAATCACGGCAAAGGGGTTCGGCCTTTAATCGACGCAGGCGCTGCGCCATGCCTTGGCGTCCCCGAAGTCGTTCAGCCATCGCGCAACGCCTGCAACGAGAAACGCCCGGAAGCTGGAAAGCCCCGGGCGCAACTCGCATCTCTACATTTCGGAAACATCTATACCAAAGCAATGACCTCGTCAATGCATTTGTTGCTAATTATCACTGAATCACAGTTTGTTATTTCAAATGGTAGGCGGACGGTACTGTCTACGAACTGTCCTTCTTGATGTGGAACAGGGAAACCAGCGCTTCGAGCCCGTGCCCCAGATTCCAAATGTCAGCATCGCCCCAAGCCGATGCGTCGACCTCGTAACAAACCACAGCATGAACCAGGACGCTCGGGCGCCGACCCGTCGCAGCAACGGCATCGCTGTCGGCCGTCCGTAGCATCAGGATCGTCGCTGCCGAACGCTTGCGGATCTTGGCTACATAGTCCGGGTCGTATTCCGTGATGCTGCGCCCGAAGATCCCTTCATCCAGGAGCAGACCACCCGCTGAATGCGGGTGGAGTGGCGGCAGCCCCATGACCGCCCGGTTGCGGGCCATGAGGTCACCATAGAGCTCCGCAGCTGCCAGCTGCTCCGGGGTGATCTTACCAGCGAACGCTAGCCGCCCGATTGCAGAGCCGAGGCGCTCGTCCTTCGCCTGCCTGGCAGTGACGCCATACTGGCGCTGACGTGCCTCAAGCACGGTCGCGGTCGCTTCGCGCTGGGTCTCGGCCTTGCCTGGCTGGACCAGTTTGCCGCAGGGGTGGCGGCGTCCCGCCTTGCGCTTACGACCGCGAGCCACGGACGATCTCCGGGATGAGCGCCGCATATCCGATCACATCGATCGGGCCGTCGGCATAGCCCGGATCGTGGGCGAGCCGTGCCAGCTTCAGGTCGATCATGCACAGCGCAACCTGCTGTGCGGTGACGGGTGTTCCCAGGGTGATCGACCAGCGCTGAGCGATGGCCTCCATCTGAGCTTTGGGATCGCCGTAGGCAGCGCCGCGATCTTCTAGCACCTGCGCCACGCGCTTCAGGAAACCGACCGCGCTCATCGCACACCTCCGCGGGTCTCGATGGCCCAAAGCAGGATGGCGATGGCGTCGGCCTCGTTATCGTCGGCGGGAGCAAATCCCTTGGCCTGAACGGCCGCGATGACAGCAGCCTTGTCGGCATTGCCCTTGCCGGTGATGAACCGCTTGATCGTGCCGACGGGTACGCCCTGGTAGGCGACCAGATGCTCTTCGCACCACGAGGTCAGCATTCCCAGCAGGCCGCCATAGACGTGCGCTGCATCGGTGCCGACATGCCGACGTACCTCTTCGTAGTGGATGGCCTCGATCGGGCCGGCATCGATATCGAGCTGCTCGAGCCAGCGCCGGAAGCGAAGGTAGCGCATACCGCCGCCGTCGTAGCGGGTGTGCTTCAGTGACACTGTCCCCGTGCTGATGTGGCCATCAGGCGACCGAACCGCCCACCCGGCGCTGGTGCCGAGATCGAGGGCAAGAATGGCTCCGCGGCGGATCGTTCCGCCAACATTGGCTTGAGCTGGATTGGGGCAGGCAACGGCCTGCAATTCAGGCAGGGTCATGACGACCTCCTCTTCGTGTGGGGCGGTCGGGGCGAGGCAGTGGGCCGGTGAAGGCTGGCAGCTCGCCCGGACCCGAAGCGGGTCTGGTCAGGTCGTCATTGGGGCGGACTTCTCCACCCGGAATCTTTATGAGGTTTCATGCGGTCCGATTGAAACATCGGAGCCGACAACCCATTGAGTAACCTAGGTAATATATAATCTTTCAATTATTATTATTTTTATAGGGGTATACCTCTCTACCTTTAAAACGCGCGCGTACGCGAGGAGATATATAAGAGTCTGATTCAAAATTATCGCGATAGATTTCATGCTCTTGCGATACGGCGGACGAAGAGCTGAATTGAGGCGATGAACAGCCACGCGGTTGCCGATGCGATGGTC